GTTGTGCATCGAAATTTGTCTGCATAACGCTTCATTTTGTTCAAGGTAGCCCATGGCGCAAGCTAAAAAATCTGTTGATATTAAAAATATCCGTAATTTCAGTATTATTGCTCACATTTATGACTGACATTAAGAAGCTACAAGACACAACTCGACGCATTAAGCCATGAAACTCAATAAAAGCCTTTAATTAGGCTTTTTTTATGCGTCACTATAAGACACAATGAAACACTAATGGAAACTATGAGCCAAGCTAAATATGTACACAAACGTGTACATAAATAGGAATATGGCACAAGTTTGATGGGTCTAGTGTGTACATGGTGATATATGGCGATTTCAGAAGCTTGGCTAAAAGCTCAACTTGGTAAAGACAGAGAAAAAATAGAAGAGTTCGCCGATCGCGATGCCATGAGTGTTCGTATTACTCCTAAAGGTAAAATCGTCTTTCAACTACGCTACAGGTATAACGGCAAGCAGCATCGACTGGATCTTGGCTCATATCCAAATTTAACATTGAAAAATGCACGCGTAGAATCAGATCGGCTTAGAGCAGAACTTGAAAAAGGACTTGATCCAAAACAGGTAAGATTGAAAGAGAAGGTGAGTATTAGAGATGCATACACACTAGAGACTTTGTTTTATGAATGGTATGAGAAATTCTGTGTACCCAATAAATCTAGTCATAATGAGATTAAGCGCTCTTTTGAGATTTATGTGATTCCCTTCATTGGAAAACAAAATAGTGATGATATAAGCGCATATCAGTGGTTGTCATTACTAGAGGATGTAGCAAAGAAATCACCTTCCATTTCAGCCCGCCTTTTGATTAATGCAAACCAATGCCTAAAGTGGGGGCAAAAGCGCGGCTTAATCTCAGTAAATCACCTAATGAATGTTTCAGCCAAACATGACCTGCGTATTGAAAAAGGCGTAAAAGAACGAGCGCTGAGTGACAAGGAGATCTATTTAACTTGGTATGCCCTAAAGCGAACCAAGATGACTTATAAAAATAAGCTGTTTCTAACGCTATTGGTTATCTACGGCTGCCGTGTGGGTGAGCTTAAGCTTGCTAAAAAATCTCACTTTGATTTAAAAGAAATGATATGGACTGTTCCTCCTGAAAATCACAAAACAGGAAAGAAGAGTAAAAAGCCGATCGTAAGGCCAATTACTGAAAACATTAAACCTTACTTGCTTGAAGCAATGGAATTCAGCCAAGGTTCTGAGTACTTGTTTACAATTGATGGGACTACAAGGCCGCTAGGTGAGACATCCCATCTCACAATGCCAAACAACATTTTCCAATGGCTTAAGAGGCATAAAGGTGTTGATCTGGAGCACTGGTCTGTACATGATCTTCGCAGAACTATGCGTACCAATATGTCAACGATTGCACAGCCTCACGTATGTGAAATCATGTTGGGGCATGCGCTTCCAAAGATATGGGGTACATACGATAAGCATGATTATTTAACAGAGCAGAAAGAAGCCTACGAGAAGTGGGTGGATAGGCTGGAATCAATTTGGAAGAATGAAGCGCTAGATAACTAGCGCTTTTTTTTGTAGTGGCCACGACTCATACCAACCCAAAAGTTTGCCAGAATCATAGTTATTTCCTGCGCCTCTACATTCAGAAAAGGGTTTAGGCATTGGATTTTCGTAAAGTTTGCCATCTTGCCAACGGTTTAGAGTTCGTGACGACCTGCCAAATATTTCCTCTAAGTCGGGAGTTTTTAGTACAGGTCGTGAACAAAGTGCCTCCTTGATAGTCATTCCTTCAAACTTATTCATAGTCCCTCCTTATGTTTAACTGTTACTTGATTTGCAATTTTGTCTTGATATCCGAAATGAACAAGACTGTGATAGAGGGCTGAGGCTTGCTCCGCCGTGAATGTTTTGGTTGCACCTGATTGGCCTATGACGAGTGGTGCAAATTCTTCAGCAAGGTCTTGGGCGATGAGTCGGAGGTTAGTCATAACGTCATTCCCAAAGCTTGATATGCATTGACTGCCACAATTGAAACTTGTCCATTTCCAGTGGCTTTAAGTCTGTCCACCCGATTGGCCACCCCATCAGCCACTCGACCCAGTCCGGGTTCAACCGCCCACCATTCCCACCCTGAGGTGAAACTGCTGTGTTGAGTCGAACTTGTTGCCCCTTGGCTTGTCGTTCTGCGAGTGACTGATTGCTCCACTTGGTTGCATCGGATGCCGTTGGTGTCGGAAAGTTCATTACTGCACCCGGTAGCCCATTGCGCGGGTGAGCACTTACATTTCCCCGTTTGTTCCAATCCGAAGCTTTGGGTGTTGGCCATGTTTGAGCCCTTATTTCTAGTCCGGGTGAATTCCGTCGAAAATCTGCTGGTGATGTCTTCGATCGGGAATCTCTCACCGTTGGCGTTGGCAACAAGCCAAAGTCTGTCTCGTTGATGGGGCGCTCCAAAATTGGATGCTGAAAAACGTGCCCATTGCGCGTCATACCCCATTTTGGCAAGGTCACTGATGACTCGGGCAAGTCCTCGGGAAACAAGCATTGGTGAGTTCTCCACGAAGACGAATCTAGGTCGTACTTCACCAATAATTCGAGCCATTTGGTTCCACATGCCTGATCGAGCACCGTCGATACCTGCGCCTTTTCCTGCTGAGCTAATGTCCTGGCATGGAAATCCGCCAGATATAACGTCAACAATTCCTCTCCATGGTCTTCCGTCAAAAGAGAGCACGTCAGACCAAATTGGGAAAGGCGGGAGAATTCCATCATTTTGTCGTTGCGCCAAAACTTGTGCTGGGTAAGCTTCACGTTCAACTGCGCACACTGTTCGCCATCCCATGAGATGCGATCCGAGTATTCCGCCACCAGCGCCTGCGAAAAGAGCCAACTCATTTAATTCCTCCCCAGTTCTCATCCCGCCACCTGCATATCAATATAATTAGACTCTTGGTAATTCACGTATTCTTCATACAGTGACTGGCAAGCTGCATTACCCGTTAGATCATTCTTTACAAATACATAGCTCAGCGACTTCTTTGTGCCTTTGCCTGAGAACGTGCAGCTACCGTCAGCCAGCACTTTCTTTACATAGCCCAGTAATTCAAGCCAAATCATGAAGGCAAGGGCATGCTTGTTTTTAATTCTGAAGATCATCGATACCCCCACGTATTAACAAAGTTTTGAATACAGTCCTCAATCCCAAAGAGGTTGATGTCTCTGTAAGTTCTTACCCGCCCGTTGTGCTGAATTAACAGCACACGGGTAATAGAAGAGTAGGTGTAGCTCATGCAATGGCACTCCATCATTAATGACGCAGCGATTGCTGATTTTGTTTTGTTTGAGTCCAGCCCATTTGATCAGCTCTTGCTTGGCAAGCTTTCGAAATACCGCCAAAGTACTGGGTACCATCAAAGGTCTGGATTGCTTTATCCAGCGTTTCAGCTTTCTTTGCACTCCGAATGGACTTCAAAGCCGCGTTATAGCGATCGTGCAAGCTTGGTTGCTGAGCGTTGTTATTCTGCGGCTGGTTGGCTTGTTGCCTGTTTTGGCCCTGTTGCTGCGTTCGCTGCTGGTTGTTGGCCTGATTCTGATTTTTGGTGCTGTTGTTGACTTGGTTATGATATTCGTCCGAGTCATAGTCTTTAGTATCGTCAATCAGGAATAGGCCATTCAAAGCATACTTCCGAGCATATGAACTTGAAGCACCAAAGGTCTGTGCTACATCCATTCCTTTCTTGCTAATTTCTACGCCGGCATGGGCTTTAACAATAGTCTGTTTGCCGTCTGCATCAGTGAAAACTACATTGGCAGTGACAATCACTACACCGCCAACCTCAGTCACGTCATCGGTGATAACCAGTGTGGCATTGTACTTTTGTAGCAAAGGCTTAACTGCTTCAAGAATGTCTTCGCAGTTTCGGTAGTTGTAGTTACCAAAAGTATTGCGTTTGCTCTTTGGCGCTTTTAGTTCAAGTTGAATCTGTTGAAGTGTAGACATATCAAATTTCCCCTTATGCCCAGAACAGTGAGCCTTTAGCTCGTTTAAATGATTTTGGATAAGTGCGTGTAAGTGACTTTTGAAGGCGTACAGCCATGGTTCTATCACGTTGGTAAATGCGTTCACGTTCAAAGTTTTCGCGGATCCAAGATTTAGCTGCATGAACCTCAAGCGTGATTAGCTGCTCGGTACCATCCTTATTCACCACATAGATATGGCGACCTTTTTCAAAGTAGGTTGAATGGCCTAAGCGCATACGAATGTTGCCTTCGTCATCTTGGCTGATGAATTCAGAGAACTTTTGAGTAGAAGTAGTCATTAGCCTGCCTCCACTAAACGATGTTTTTCGATATAACCTTTGATCAGGGCATTGAAGTTCTGATGGTCGATGTGATCTGTGAAGTCGTTGTGTGGATTACCTATGGCATCTGAAACGGTCACTTTGTCTAGGTTGATTACGTCTACAGCAGTGAATTCACTACCTGGTACGCCGTAGCTGTCTTGAAATGCTTCAACTTCAAAACGTGCTGTAACACGGAAACCATCTAAACGAATAACAGCTTCGCCGTGGTTTTCACCAGTCATTTGCAATGCAAGGAGTTGATATTCCGATGGGGCTACGTTGGCAACTATTGGTTGAGCAGCCTTTGGTGCAGTTTTAAACCCACAGCTAAGCACGCCCATTGTTACAGTAGCTACAACAAGAGTTATCCTGATGGTATTGAAAGGGGATAAGGTTTTGTTCATAATTGATCTCGCAAAGTTTGCAAAGCCCTGATCCCGTCGAAAGTGTCAGGGCTTTTTGTTGTTTACGAGATTTAGTTTACCAAAGGAAACTTTTATGTCAATTAAAAGTTTATTAAGGGAAACATTGAATTTATCAAAGGAAACTTATATGTTTTAATAGACAAAAGAAAACCCACCGCTGGGGTGGGTTGTGTTTGGATATACTTATGTTAGATCACAATGAAAAAATGAAGCTTGTAATTGAACTTATTAATTCAGGCTGCATAGACCCAGATACAATCATCCATTGTATTGATAGAATTGAAAAAGAGTTATTTAAAACATAGCCTAGAGGATATCTTTTACATCTACTTCAGACCATCCCACAACTTTGTGGCACTGGTTGTATAGTTTCAAATAGTACTCGCGAGGGTTGCTTTTCTTACCCTCATCTTTACCTAATATTTTTTCCACCTCTGCTATTCGAGTCATTAAGTCAAAAGCCACTCTTTCGACAGAATTATCTTTAATTTCAATTGGTCTGCTTACTGTAATATTATCACTCATTTATTTCTCCACCCGATCTGTTCTTAAGGACTGCTTCGGGTTCGCAGTTTAAAAAATCATAGAAACCCAACAAAGGGTTACGACTACACAGAGTAGCCCTAATTTTATGTAGTCAAATTTATTCATCTTAGATTCTTTTTATCAACCTCAAGCCATGCTTAGGGTTTATTTATCAGAATATTTTCCTAAAAAGTCATCTATCCAACCTTGTGCTGCTTCAAGATTGGTTATATCGGCTAGTTTTAGATTAGTGCTTTCTGCTTCGTTAAAGCCCTCAATAATTGCTTCAAAGATGTTTACTTCACCAATGACCTCGTGTGCTATTTCCGCAGGGTCATAGCTTTGTTTGGCTTTATTGAGCGAGGCTATTTGTTTATCAATTCCAGCACCAATTTTTTCTAATGCTAATTTAAATTCTTGACGATTAATTGTTAGCGCAGTTTTGGATTTATTAAGTGTTCCGATCATTATGCTTTCCTTCTTTAAGGGCTTTTATTACACAAAAAGTTGAATTCGTTTAAATTTTTTATTCATATCAATTTGGCTTTTATAGAATTTATCTTTATCAATTGCTTCAATAAAATCGTTAAAGGTACTAGCTTCAAGAAGTCTATAAATAAATCTCTCACCAGTCCTAAGCACTACAGTTAATAAGAAGTGCTGGTAAAGCACATAGCTGATATTGCGAGAATTTACTTCAATTCTTTGCATGTTTATCCAGCACGCCAAAATTGGCGACCCATTACACGGAAATTCAAACCATTCTGTTCTGAGACTTCTCTATCACGATACTTGGGGTTAAGGCTGTGAAGGCTTAGTTTCCCACCTTCCTCTTTAAATATCTGTTTAATCATTCCTTCACCTTCGAAATAAACAGCATATATACCGCCGTCTACAATTTCTGTTTGAGAAATATCAATACCAACTAAATCACCATCATGGATGAAGTCAGACATACTATCGCCTTTGGCTTTTATTATTCGCATACAGCTAGGGTCAACGTATTTTTTTTGAAAGAATGAAGGAGGGAATGGAAATTTTCCATTTATCACATCAAAATGGAATTCTATGGATTCACCTGTACCACAAGAAAAATTAGCCTCCACGACATCAATCCAAATAAATCCATTTTCAGTTTCATATTCAACAACCGTTGGTTTATGAACATCATTTGTATCGAAAGATGCTGCCTCTTTTTTATCAAGACCATGTTTATCAATAAAGTCTTGCATATTGAAATTGCTTAAAGATTTTTCCTGATTTCCAGTCAATAACCAGTTTTGAGATGTTTTTAAAACGGTTGCAAGTGCGGGAAGGAATTCAGCTTTAGGAATATTTGTTCCAGCAACCCATTTAGATACAGCTCCTTTTGTCGCGCCTGTTGCTTCTACAATGTCTACTTGGCGAACATTCATTTCTTTCATTCTTTTAATTATTCGATCGCTAATAGTGTCCATAAAACAAATCCTCTTTTAATGTTTCCTATAGTAAACATGCATGTTGATTAACGGAGAAACTTATGGTTTACTAATGGAAACTATTAGTTTATTAGAGTAAACCATGACTGTTGATGATTTAAGAAATCACTACGGTGTCAAATCTGATGCTGAACTAGCTAGAAAGCTAAAACACACACGAGGAGCTATATGTAAATGGCGACATCGTGGAATTCCCATAGATACACAGGCACGTCTTCAGCTTCTAACCAATGGTGAAGTAAAGGCGAACATGGCTGTGCTTATTGCATAAACAATTATCACTTCATAGATGACTCAAAGAAACGTGAAACAAATCAAGGATTTCACAAATGCAAGAAATAACACTAAGCCGTGAAGCTCAAACGGCAATTTTTAAAATGATTAACCAGACGAAGGGAATTTCGCCAAAGGAAATTGCTCAAGTTACTGGTGATTCACACAACACCATTTGCAACTACGGCAATGTAGGGATGCCCAACCATTTACCGAGCTTGAAGAAGCTTGAAACCATAATGATGTACACGCAGAACCCAGAAATTTTAAAGGTGTGGGCGCATCAGATGGGTTATGCACTTGTGCCAGTGGATTGTGATGCCAGCAAACATCATGAGCTTTCAATCTTTGAAGCAATGATGCAACACAACATTAAGAGTGGGAAAGCAAACCGCGTTGTGTATGAGGCTTATGAGGATGGGGTGATTACACCAGCGGAATACGAAGAGATCCACCAAATTACCCAAGGCTTGATCGAGTTGATTACCGCCGTGGATCAGGCAGCGCTTAAGCAAATGCAGAAGTACACGGCAAATGCTCAAAAAGAAAAAGCCTGATCGCAGAAATCAGGCTTTTCGATTCATTACCCTAGAGGTGGAAATAATGAACAATCCAAATTTAGCACAAGTATTAATCAAAAAAAAGCCTGAGGCTCGACTCTCAGACTTTCTAGCTCAAAAACATTCTAGTGGAATTGAGCATGTACTTGAATCTAGCACACCAAACAGGCAAAAAAAAGCCCGAGAGTTGAGATCGGGCTTTAGTATTCAATTCAGAGGGTACACCTTCATGAACGACGCGAATTTAGCACATCAAGTAGTTCGAGACAATACAGATTTCCTGATTGGGGATGTTGTTGTTTTAAGTGACCTAAATCTTTTGTCTGTAACTGAACTTCTGACGCTCCAAGACTTTGATGGGGAGTTTTGGACTACTGACCATTCTATAGGCCGTGTATCAGAAAAAGTAATCCGTACTGCAACTACAGCAGAACTACAGGCTAAACGCCGTCTCACCAAAGCTGAACAAGCCTTAGCGGAGGTTCCATGATCACCAACAAGGCCATTCAAAAAAAGCCTGAGCATAAGCAGGTGATGCAGCTTCAATCATGGTACGAGCCAGCACTCCGCACATTAGAGGGATTGCTGGAGATCCGTAGGGCGAACCTACGCAAAATCAAAGGTGATGTAAAGAATGCTGCCGTCACGCGTGATGAATTTATGGAAATGCTGATCAATGAACATCGTATTTCAGCTTGGTATGCAGGTGAAATCATTTCAAGTCTGCATCGAGCAGGCCGGATTTTTATGTTTGGACGATTCATTCAAATGAATGAAGAGGTAGGTGAATTGTGAGCTTAGATGCAACGATTTGGGTGTGGAAAGTACGCCAGAAACAAAAGAGAGGCGGTAGCTTAAAACCACTTAAAAAGCTTGTTCTTTTATCACTTGCCGACCGAGCGAGTGAAGATCATTGTGCCTATCCAAGCATGGCGCGGTTGGTGGAAGACACCGAAATGGACCGTAAAACTGTGCTTAAAATCATCGATGAGCTGATTGAAGATGGCTTAATTGTCGATACAGGTGAGCGAAAAGGGCGCACAAAACAGGTCAAAGTTTATCAATTATTGGGAGTAAAAGGTCGGGAAACCATCCCAACAACGGTACTCTTAAACACTGAAGATAGTAATTTAAACAGTCCCAACAGTGGAACAGTTCCAACAACGGAACAGTTCCAACAATTCCATGAAAGAGTCCCAACAATTCCGTTAAACAGTCCCAACGTTGGGACACGGAATCTTTCAAAGAATCTCTCATTAGAATCTAAAAATAAAAAAGACTGGCTTTGCTCAAAAAAACTTCGTGAAGAAATTACTTTGGCCGATGACAGCATTGAACCAGAAAACCTCATGACAGCGAAATGGATGGAACGAGAAAAACGCGCCTTTGAGATTTATAACCAAGACAAATCGATTTGCGATGAACTTTTGAATTTCTACTTTGCCGATTGGCTGCTGCATGCCTACCGAACCAAGTACTCCCAAGAAACCAAAACGGGATACGGTAAAACACCTGCAGCAGAACCTAAGCAGCTCACTGAAAAACAAATCTCAGCGTTTGCTCAGAAACTCGCACACCTGCCTGAGTTCGCAAGCAAGCATAGTGCTCCGGGTGATTCATACGAGCAACTGGCATCACGAATCAAAATCAAGTTGATGAACCCAGCACAAGCGAAGAAATGGGAACCATACCTCAAGCAAGTTGGGTTTACTGGAACGCTTATGGGGGCTACAGCATGAAACAGCAAAATTTCAGTGCAAGACAAGCTGTAAGACAAGGTGAGCGAATGATCTTGGTCTTGCAGGAAATGCTAGCTAAACGGGGTAAGACCAGTGTTGTCGATGTACAAGGCATGATGGGTATGACCACTCGCACTGTCCAACGCTATTTAGATCAATTGGTTCAAGCTGGATACATTTTACGTGATGACGCGACACCTGCAGGTTTTATCCCATCTGAGAAGGCTAAACAGTTGTTTGAGGTGAAGTCATGAGTGAATTAAGTAATGAGAAGCTAACCCAGATCAAGCGTGCTGCTGAAGATGCTATTCAAGCGTGGAATCGGCTTTATCAGCCATTTATTGATGTTGTTGCTCACCCGCTAAACATAATTTCACTAGTTGATATGGCTAAGAAATCAAGTGGACTAAGTTCTGAGAATTACAACTTGAAAGCTCGATTTACTCAGCTAGAGAAAGAACATGCGGATCTACTGGACAGGTTGAGCAGGGTGATGGGATGTGTTGCTCAGGCAAAGGATGGATATTACGGGCTTTCTGGTGAGGGTGGAGATACAGACAACCTGACAAAAGATCTAGAAAAAGCCCTGCGAGGTGCAAGTGAGTAGCAGCTACTCCATTGCTGAATACAAAAAGATGATCGGAGCGAATAAACCTAAAAGAGGATCTAAGCGCCCAAAGGTTAAGGGTGAAAAGGTACAGAGTGAGGGTGAGGTGATATTGGCCACATCTCTTAGAGCGTTAAAGATTGAGTTTGAGCAGGAGTTTAAGTTTCATCCCATACGTAAATGGAGAGCTGATTTCCACTTAAAGGACAGAAAGATATTGGTCGAGGTAGAAGGTGGGATCTGGAGTAATGGCAGGCATACAAGGGCAAAGGGGTACTTAGGAGATTTAGAGAAATACAACGAAGCAACAATGATGGGTTATCAGGTAATAAGGTTTAGCACCGAGCAAGTGAAAAGCGGCAAAGCGATTGAGCAAATAGAGAAGATGGTAGGGGATTTGGGATGACG